CCCTAAGTCATTGAAAAGATGGTGCCGACGGTCAGGATTGAACTGACGACCTACTGATTACGAATGCGAAGGCGTTTTTCTTCTAAGCCATAGAAGAAAAACGCCTTTTTTGCTGACTGTCAGAGTTTGCTGGGGTGATCGCTTGGCGGTTGCTGGGCGATCAGTCGGTGTTCTTGCGGTCCTGGAAAATGAGGCTGAACACGGCGGCGACGGCACCGGCAACAGCGGCGATCGTGGTGGTTTGCTCGGTGGTGAGGGTCACGCCGCCAGCAGTCAGCAGCAGGAACAGCACGCCGCTGCGGGTGCTGGTCTGGCGCGCCTGGTCGGCGATGAAGGCGGCCCAGGCGGGTGCGGGGGGTTTGTCGGCCATGTCACTCTCCGGGTTCGGGAATGGGGGCGGGCGGGAAGAAACGGCTCTCCAGGCGCGCGAGGCTGGCTTTGATGGTGCCGAGTTCCGACAGGCTGGCTTCGCGGAACTTGAAGGCGCGTTCCTCCTGCCGGCTGGCCACCTGGCGGGTTTCCACGCGGTGCGCCTCCAGCGCCTGCCACAGGTCGCCCAGGCCGTTGTCGTGGCGTTCGATGCCCGCCTGGTGGTGGGCATCGACCATCCGTTCCAGCGCCACCACGCGCTTGGTCAGCGCGCGGTTGTCCATCGCCTGCCGGGTGAGCACATAGCCGGCCAGCGCGATGCCGCCGGTGACGATGCCGCTGGCGACCAGCACGAACAGATCGAATTCGACCGCTCCGGTTTGCATCAGTACACCACGTTGTTGCCGTTGCTGGCGCTGTTCGCGCCGGCCACGGTGACGGTGCCGTTGGTGACGTTGCCGGCAATCACGTTGTAGTCGGCGACACCGCTTTCCACGATCGATGTGGCGACGCCGGTGCTGTCGCAGAGGTTGGCCTGCACCACGCTGCTGGTGCAGCGCAGGCGGATATCGGTGTTGGTGTTGGCGGACAGGTGGTTGCCCACCACCACGTGCTTGGATCCCTGCAGGTCGATGCCGTAGCTGTTGATCGGCAGGCGGTTGCCCACGAGCTGGATCGCGGCACACGCGGCATCGGCCTGCACGCCCGGGGTGGCCGGCGCGCCGCCGCCCGTCACCAGGTCGCAGTTGGCCACCTTCCAGTTCTCGGCGCCGATGAAGGTGAGCGGCCCGCCGCTGCAGGTGAGGAAGGCGCAGCCGGTGAACTGGCCCCAGTCCTGGCCGGAAACGCCGGCGCCCTTTACCTGGCCGTTGGTGGAGAAACCGTTCACGCGCACGCTTTCGTCCGCGGCGCCGCCGCTGCCGGCGATCCAGATGCCGTAGTCGCTGCCGAGCTGGGCGAAGCCGCCCGCCACTTCGGTGTCCGTGCAGGTGTCGATGTAGATGCCGATCGCGGCCGAGACGCAGCGGATGCCGCGCAGCACGGTGGCGGCGCAGAAGCGCAGGTTCACCCCGCGCGCGCAGCCGAGCACATACAGATCCTCCAGCTGCACATAGACGCAGCGCTTGGCCACGTCGGTGCCATCGATGTGCACGCCATACACGCCGGTGAACCCGCCATAGCTGAAGCCCAGCCGGCGGATGGTGAAGTTGGTGGTGGTGGCGGCGGCGCTGTATTTCAGCAGCTTCACGCCGTTGGCGCCGGCCACCAGCAGGGTGGTCAGCGGATCGTCGCCCAGGATGGTGACGTTGGGCTTCATCGTCACGTCGGACATGAGCTTGTAGCTGCCGGGCCGCAGGTAGACGATGCCGGCTGTCAGGCTGTTGATGGCGGCCTGCAGTGCGGCGGCACAGTCGGCGCTGCCGGTGTTGTCAGCGCCGTGGTCCACCACCAGGTCCACCACCTTGTGCCCGCCCAGCAGGCCGCGGGCGGTGGCCATGGCGGCGGCGGCCACCACGGGCATCATCTGGGCGGAGACGGGGGCGGTGCCGGCGGCCGGCAGGCTGGCGGTGATGTCGCCGTTGCTGTCGGTGGTGAGGTTCATGGAAAGGCGAGCGGCCCGGGCGGGCAGGGCGGGCAGGGCGGCCTCGCCGGGCGGGGCGCGCACGGTGCGGGCCAGGGCGGCCTGGGTTTCCTGCGCCACGGCCACGTCGCGGTCCACCATGCGTTCCACGGTGGCGCCGGGCAGCGGGTCGGCGTTGTTGAGGCGCACCTGCTGGGTGGGCACGGTGGCGCGCTCGAACCGCCACGTGACCCCCACGGCGGGCGCGGCCAGGGCGGTGATGCTGCCGCTGGCGCCATTGCCGCCGGAAACGGTGTAGGCGCTGCCGCGTGCCAGGGTGGTGAGCGCGCCGGCCGCGTCGGTTTGGTACACCGCGAGCTCGTCGGCGCCGAAGAAGATGAACGGCACCGGGAAGATCGTGGTGCTGCCGTCGCCTGCATAGCTGATGCTGGTGGTGGTGCTGGTGAGCGTCATCGCACGGCCTCCGTTGGGCGCAGCCAAAAGGTCTGGTCGTTCTCGCGCTTCACGCGCTGTTCCATTCGGCGCAGATAGCCGGGGTTGGCCCATTCCTGCAGGCGCCACAGCACGGCGTAGTCGATGCCGAGGCGGGTGTAGAACAGGTTGATCAGCGGCGTGTGGTTGGCGCCCATGCGGATGGCCTCGGCCGCGGCGTGGCCTTCGCCGCGCACGCGGTTGGCCATGAAGCGCGCCACCTCGTCGATGCTTCCGGCGGTGGGGCCGGCCAGGGAACTGACGAAGCCGCCGCCGAAGCGGTTGTTTTCGCCGAACAGGAAATCGCCGTAGATGCCCATGCCGCCGCCCTGCACGAAGGCAGCGGCCACGGTTTTGGCATAGCTGGCGGCGTCGTCGGGCTGGCGCGGGTTGCGCCCCTTGGCCAGCTCCTTCAGCGTCATGGCGAGGTAGCCCAGCGCAGTGGTGGCGGCGATCAGGTGCGCCACGCCGCCAGCATCCACGCCGTCGCGGGTGAATTCGCGGCCGAGGCTGCGGGTAAGGTAGGTGGTGGTGAAGGTCTTGAACTGCAGCAGGGTGCGGATCAGCTCGCCGCCCCAGGTGCCGCGCTGGGTGCCAAGCGTGACGATGGCGCGCACGCCGGCGGTCGGTTCCGTCATGCCCTCGCGCACCTGGTCGGCGAAGTAGGCGCCCAGCTTGCGGCCGGCCTCGGCATCGGCCACGGCTTCCGGCAGCAGGTAGGCGGTGCCATCGGCGGTGCGGGCGGGGGCAGCGCGGATCGCGTCCCACTCCGCTTGCTCGATGCCGTAGCGGCGTAGGGTGGCTTGCAGGCGCGGGTGCAGCTCGGCGAGTTGGCGGCCGGCATTGTCGGCGAGGTTGGCGGACAGCATCAGGCCGCTGGTGCGCTTCATGCTGTCGGTCCAAAAGGACAGGCCGTTGAGTTTGTAGAACAGGTTGGCTGCCTTGGCGGCGCGGCCGGTCAGCCCGTCATCGGCGCCCAGGCGCAGGTGGATGTCGCCCAGCATGCTGTCGATGCCCATGCCCAGCGCGCGCGCCATCTGCTGGGTTTCCGGGCCCTTGGGCAACAGCGCCGTCATCTCGCGGGCATAGGCGTCGAACAGGCCGATGCCGTTGTGCCGCAGGGTGGCGGCGTTCACGGCCAGGTCGGGGATCGAGGAAAGCACCACGCCGCCCAGCTTGGTGAACTGCTGCAGCGCGCGCAGGTTGGCGCCGGCCTGGGCCAGGGTGGCGTCGCCGGGCACGTTGGCGCGCCCGTCCAGCACGGCCAGCACGTGGTCTGGGTGGCTGCTGCCGAGCTGGTCCGTGAGGCGGAAGTTGCCGGCATCGCGCGCGGCGGTGCGCAGGCGATCGATCCAACCTTCAAGCATGGCTTGAGGGTTGGTGCCGAACTGGCGCATCAGGGCCACGTCGCGGGTGCCTTTGTCCAGGCTGGCAATGATGCTGTCGGCCACCGCGCCGCGGCCGAATTGCTGGTTGTAGCCGAACCAGGCATCCGCATCGCGGAAGATCAGCACCCGTTCCTGCGACACTTTCTTGGCCAGATTGGCCGGGCCGGAGAAACCGGCCAGCGTTTCGCTGGTGCTGGTGGTGTGCACGCCGCTCGAAAGATTGTTCCAGATGTTGCGCAGGAACTGTTCGGGGTCGGCAGCATCGCGGAAGGTAATGGGGTCTAGCGCTGGCCGGATGGCGTCACGCCACGCGGCGTAGGCCTGCGGGGTGCCGTCGCCGCGGATCTTTAGCGTGTCGTGGCTCTGGCGGGTGATGTAGTGATCCTGCTGGCCGATCCAGGCGCCGGCCTGGTTCAGATGGTTGCGCAGCGCGTCCTGGTATTTGCCGAAGATCGCGGCGGCACTGGCGGCGTGGCGGTTGCCGGTGGGTGGCAAGCTGGGATCGCGGGCGCGCCACAGTTCGCGGGCCAGGTCTCGTTCGAACGCCTCATCGCGGGTAGCGATGGCGCGCAGCAGTCCGGCGGCTTCCAGGTCGTGCGTCAGGCCGCCCAGCATCTGGCCGCGCAGGCCGTGCCAGTTGGCTTCCACGCTGTCGGCCAGACCGCGCTCGGTGCCGCGCTGCACGCCGGTGAGGCTGGCCACAACGCTGTCGTATTCGCGATCGGGGATCACGCGCGCGTCCAGCCGGCGGCGGGCCAGCAGGTTCATGGCTTCGCTGCGGCGCTCGATCGCGGCGGCGGTGCGGATCTCGCTGCCCAGTTCGGTGCCGGCGCGCTGCGCGGCGGCCAAGCTGTCCATACCCTGCGCCTGGTAGAACTGCGTGCGCTGATGCGCACGGGTGAAGATGCGGTCGGCCTCGTCCTCGGACAGATCCCGCCCGGCGGCGGCGTTGGCGGCGGCGAGGCAGGCCCTGAAGTTGCTGCCGCTCATCGCACCCCCACCATGCACAGTGCCGCGGCCTCGGTAGCGCGGGCTTCGGTCTCGGCGTGCTGCACGCCCTCGCGCAGGCGTGCCAGCGTGGCCTGTTCTTCCGGCGCCAGCTTCAGGGCTTCCAGCTGCTGGGCGATGCGGTCTGCATCGGCGGTGATGGCGGCCAGCTCGGGGTCGGCCTTGTTCATTTTCGCCGCCTCATTTGAGGGGGCAGAAATGAACGTGGCGTCCTCTGCCATGCGCTGCGCTTCCCGGCTGGCGGCCACGTCCTCGGCGGCAGCGCGGGGTGCGCGGGCAAGATCGTCCAGGGCCTGGGCGGTGGCTGCCTGCGGGTCGATGTGGCGGCCGGCAGCGCGCAGGATATCGGCGGGGCCGGCCGGTTGGCCGCCGAACAGGTCGGGGCCCGGCTGCACCTTCATGGCTTCGTCGGCGTAGCGAGTCAGCAGCTCGGCCAGGGGTTCGCGGCCCAGGGCGCGGGCCATGGCCTCGTCGCGGTGCATCAGGCGCAGCAGCGCCATGGTGGCGGGGCCGGGCGGGGTGCTGAAGGCGTCGGCCTGGGCGAGCACCTCGCCCACGCTCTTGCCCTGGCTGCGAGCCTTCTCGATCAGCTGCACCGCCTCGCCCAGGGCGGCGGTGATGTCCAGGTCGGCCGGGATCTCGCCGCGCGCGGCGGCGGCACGCAGGCGGCCCCAGGGGCCGGCGGTGTCGGCCAGGGCGCCGGCGATGCCCTTCAGGTTTTCGGCCTCGCCGTTCAGCAGCTTTTCCAGCAGCGGGCCCAGCCCGTCGCCGAACGAATGGGCCAGGATCGCCTGGCGCAGCCGCTGCTCGCCGGCGGCCGACAGGCGGCCGTCAGACAGCAGCAGGGGCCCGCGTTCCTCGGCCGGCAGCTGGGCCAGGAAGCTGCGGGTGAAATCGCGGTTTTGGCTGCTGCTGAGCTGGCCGGCCTGCAGCTGGTCGATCGCCGCGCCGGCGCGGCCAGCATCGGCGCGCGCCTGCTCGGCCGCGTTCAGGCCTAGGTTCGGGCGCTCGTTTGCCCCCCGCGCGAACGCGCTGGCTTCCTCGGGTGCGAGGTCGGAAATCCGCCGACCGACCAACACCGGGCGTTCGATGCCCGTAAGGTCGTAGCCTTGGGCTTCCAGGTAGGCCCGATATGCTTGGGCGCGGTGGGCCAGGTCGGGCGAGGAATAGACGGTTTCGAGCGCGGCAATGCGGCCGTTGCCGCTTTCCACCACGCCGCGGCTATCAACGATGGGAGCGCCAGCACCAGCCTCGGGAGACGGCGCCAGGCGTTCAGGCTGAAGGTTCGCGGCAATGGCATGGATCTGGTCCTGGCTTCCTGCGGTGGAACGATCACGCGGCTGCAATCCCTCCGCGTGCGGGTAGAGCGGGTTCACGGTGCCGTCGGCCATGTGGCTGGGCACCAGGCTGGACAGGTCCACCACTTCCGGCCGGGCCTCGATCCGCAGGCCGCCCGGGGTGAAGGTGGCATAGGCGCCGTGCTGCGCCTGGGTGGCCACCTGGCGGTAGCTGGTGGCCGTGGGCAGGTTCATCACCGGCGCCACGTCCACCGGTCTGCCTTCGGCCAGCGCCGCCACGGCGCCGCGCAGCATCAGCTCGCGCACCACGGGCGGCGCCTCGGCCACGGCGCGTTCCACCGGGGTGGGCTTGGGGGCCCAGCTGGGCGGGCCGCCGCGCAGCTTGTCGCCGATCGCGCCGCCGGCCACGTGCAGGCCGGCCCCCAGCACGCCGCCAAAGGCCACGGCGGCCAGCGTCTCCGTCATGGTCCGGTCGTTGAATTCGGCGCGGCTGAGGCCCCATTCCAGCGGCTCGAGCGCGGCCATACCGGCCGCGCCCCCCACGGCGCCAGAGGCCGCGCGCGCCACGGTCAGGCTGGTGGTGCCCAGCATCTGCATCATGCGGGCTTCGCCGACGAACGGGATCAGCGCCACGCCGATGTTGATGGGGTCCAGCATGGCGGTGGCAAACGACACCACGCCGCGCCCTACGGCGCTGGTGGCAAGGCTGTCGCCGCGGCGGGCGATCACCGCCTGGCGGCGGGCCTCCGCCTCGCGGCCGTCGCGCAGCGCGCTGGCGACGGCTTCGGACACGGGCCGGTCGAATTTCAAGCCCGGCATGCCGTAGCTGGCGTTGGCTTCCTCGGGGTCCAGCAGGCGGCCGGAGGGGGTGAACTGGCGCGTGGTCCAGTCCCATATGCGCGGGCCGATGCTGTGATGCCAGGCGCTGCCGGCGGTGGCGGCCAGCACTTCGCCGGTACTGGCCTCGACGGCGCCAAGGCCTTGCGCCTGCACGGCCGCAGGCGCCAGCGGGTCGCCAAGGTAGAGGCCCGTAAAGCTCATTGGCCTGCGCCTCGCGCGCTACGCGCTGCCGGCGTCACCTGTCACCTTCCAGGGGCATGCCGGGGCGGCGGCCGTAGCGCTGCTGGGCGCGCTCGCTCCAGCTCGGGATGGGGCGGAACACCGGCAGGCGTTCGGCCGGGCGATCCGGCACCGTCACGGTGCTGGGCGGCATGTCGCTGCCCTGCGCCACACCGGGCGGCATGGTTTGCGGCAGCAGGAAATCCACCACGCCATCCAGGACGGTGGTGTAGGGGTCGAAGCTGGGGTGGCTCATGGCGCGCAGGAAGCGCTGGCGGTCGATGATGCGCGGCGGCGGCTGGGCGCCGGGCTGGTCGGCCGCGGCCTGTGGGGCGCCGCCGGCCAGCGCCTCGCCGGCGCGCGGCAGGTGTTCGAACAGCACTTCGATGGGCCGGCCATCGGCGCGCATGATGTTGACGATGGCGCCGCCGGCGCTGCGGCCTACCAGCACCGCGCCGCTGCCATCGGCGTTGTTGATCCAGAAACCGCGGCGGGCGGCGCTGGCGGTGGCATCGCGCAACTCGGCCTCCTGGGCGGAGGGGCGCAAGGGATCGTGCAGCGGCACGATATCGCCGGGCTGGATCGCGCTGCGCACCTGGGCCAGCGCGGTTTCGATGCGGCCGGCCTGGCCCTTGGGCACCAGCATGGTCGGCGTGTCGAAAATCCAGCCGCTGCCGTCATCACCGGCCGGTTCCCACTTGTGGCCGATCACGTCGTTGTAGGCGTTCTTGGCCGCCTGGCTGGCGGTTTCGCCGCGGATCACGCGCATGCGGGCGATCGTCTCCACCGATCGGCGCACGCTGTCGAACATGGCCAGGCCGCCGGGATGGTGGCTGGTGACGGTGCGCAGGTCGGCCAGCTGGCTATCGAGCTCGCCGCGCAGGTTCTTGTTCTCGCCCTCCGGCATCGCCTTCAACACGGCATCGGGGCCGCCGCGCTGCGCTTCGAACACCAGCGCCTGCTGCAGCAGCGCGCGGCCCTGCGCCTGCTCCGGGCGGTCCATGCCGGCGAAGGCGATCCATTCCCAGCCGATCTTCTCGTGCTTCACCAGCTCGCCCAGCGCGGTGTTGAACAGGGCGGCGCCGGTGGCACGGCGGGCCGGGTCGGGATCGTCGGCGCCGAAGGTGCGCGCCATGCCGGCCAGGGTGGCGCCCATGTCGGCCTTGTCCGGCCCGGTGGTGCGCAGCAGCTGCGCCATCTGGCCGGCCTGGTCGTTGGTCAGCAGGCGGCGGCCGGCGCTGCTCTGCCCCATGCGCGCCTGCACGGCGATGCCGGCCGCGATCAGCTGCTGCGGCGTGCCGCCGGCCTTGGCCAGGGCCTGCACTTCCGGCGCCGTCATGGCGTAGCCCATGGCGTCGTCCTTCAGGGCCGTCATCACGCGCTGGCGGGCCTGGTCGAAGTGCTGCACGGCCGCGCGGCGCTCGGCGGCCATGTGCGGGTCGGCCGGGTTGCCGGCGATGCGGGCGCGCAGCGCCTCCTGGTCGGCCGGGCTGGCGTAGGCGGCGGCCTTGATGGCATCGCCGGCGGTGCGGGCGATGGCCAGCTCGTCTATGTGGCGCTGGCCCACTTCCGGCCCGAACAGCTGGCGGATGCGCGCCTCCGGCGCCGCGGTGCCGGTTTCGCCCTGTAGGTAGGTGGCCTTGAGGTCGTTGAGCTGCTGGCCCAGCAGCGCGCGCTCTTGCCCCTGCTGCGCTTCCAGGTGGTTGAACCATTGTTCCACCAGCGCTTCGCGGTGGAGCTGGCGGGTCAGCGGCAGCCCAGCCGCATCCTGGCGCACCGCGTCGAGCACCACCTGGCGGCCGTTGCCGCCGGCCAGGAGGGTGGCATAGCCGGCGCGGCGGCGTTCTTCGGTGGCGGTATCGCGCGGGCGCAGGTAGCGCGTGCTGGCCACGCGTGCCGCTTCTTCCGGCGTGCGGGTGGCGGACAGCGCATCGCCGGCGGCCTTCTCGCTGCCGCGCAGCTCCGCCACCACGAAATCCAGCTGCTGGGCCAGGGTGGGGTTGTCGCCATATTGCGCGCGCAGCGCGGCCAGGCGGCTGTCGTTCCACTGCATCAGGTGGAAGCTCCGGCCGCCATCGCCCGGGCGCACGTTGGGATCGGCGCCGCTTTCCTGCACCGCGTTGGCGGCCAGGCCCTGCGCCACGTGCTGGGGCAGGCCGCGCTCCATCAGCCCCTGCACCACGGCTTGCGCGCGCGTGCGGGTATCGTCCGGCAGGGACAGGCGCAGCGTTACCGCGTCCTCGTCCTGCCGGCGCTCCACGGGGCTGCGCAGGGTGGTCGTGAGGCTGGCGACGGTGCCGGCGTCCATCTCGCCCTTGAACCGGTCCAGCATGGCCTGGGCCCCCACGGGATCGCTGGCGGCCTTGATGGTGATGGCCTGGGCGATGGCGCGGGTGAAGATCACGGGCGCGTCGTGCTGCTGGAAGATGCCAGCGCGCACGTTGCCGGCGATGCCCTGCTTCAGGGCTTCCAGGTGCTGCAGCAGCTGGGGCTCGTCGCGGGCGGCGGCGATGCCCTGGGCCTGGGCGCCGAAGGCGTCGGCCGCCTGGCCCTGCAGGTTCTTCACGTGGCGCGCGTGCGCATCCACGATCACCTGGCGGTAGAGCGTGGGCATGTAGCTGTCTATGTGGCGCGCGACATAGCCGGCCACGGGGCCGGGCAGGTCTTTCAGCGCCGCCTGCTTCCATTCGGCCGCGGCCTGTTCGAAGCGCTGCGGCACGGTGGCGGGGTCTGGATCCTGCGCGAAGCCCAGCTGCAGGTCGGTGGCTGACTTGGAGATTTGCGCCCAGGCGGCGGTGGCTGCGTTCACCGTCTTGGCCTGCTCGGCCTGAGCCCATAGCGGGATGAAGTGGCCGGCCACCTGGGCCATGCCCTGGGCGAGCGTGTCGGACACCAGGCTGGCGGCGCGCGGGTCCGGCGCTGGCGCGGTCAGCGGCAGGCCCGGGGCGCCGTAGCTCTCTCTGCTGCTGTAGCTCATGCCGGGTAGCTCTGCTGGCCGTAGGGCGCTGGCGCCTGCATGCGAAGCTGCGCGCTGCCGTACTGCGCGAGGCCGCCCAGCAGGGTGGTGCCGGCGCGGATGAAGCCGGCGGTGCCGGCACTGTCGGCGGCGCTGTCGGCGAAGGCGGCCTGGGCGTCCAGCGTGCTGGCCTGGCTCAGGGCGGCATTCGCGCCGGCCTTGCCTTTCCAGCGTTGGATCTGCGCATCCAAGGCGCCTTCGGCGGCGATATCGCCCATCAGGTCCAGCGGGCTGCCATAGGTGGGATCGCCGCCGCTGGCCGCGGCCTGGTTGAAGGCGGTGGCCACGCGGCGGCGGGTGTTGCCCTGGGTGCGCGCGGCCTCGGCCTCCGCCTGGTTCAGCTGCATCGCGGCGTTGATGCGGGCCTGCTCGGCGCGGGTGCGATCGGCCGCGGCCTGCTGCTCGTACGCCGCGGCCTGCTGCTGGCCGCCCATGATGGAGCTGATGGCGGAAACGCCCGCGCTGGCGGCGGCCAGGTAGGGCGCGGCGAGGATCAGCGTTTCAGCCATGGGTGCCCACCTGTGCCCAGCGGTCATAATCGGCGCCGTCGTGGCCGTAGCCGGGCATGATGCCTTCGGGCCGGAAGCCCAGCAGCGCCAGCCATTTCGCGCCGGGTTCCCAGCCGGTGAGGGTTTCGGCCTCGATCCGGCGCAGGCCCAGCTCGCGGCGCGCTTCGGCCAGGCCGCGGCGCACGCGCTTGGTGAGCCACGGCCAGGCGGCGGCGGGAAAGTCGGCGCCCATCACGCACCAGCAGCCGGCGCGGCCGGGCCAGTGCAGCACCAGGCCGGCGCAGGCCAGCACCTGGCCGTCGCGCAGCGCGGTCCAGCACGGGCCGGCCAGCGGCAGGCTGGCGGCGGCCTGGACCATGGGTGCTGCGATCGGCACGCGGGTGCGGATGCGATGCAGGTCCAGGGGCTCAAAATCCCGAACGATCATTGCGCCTCTACCTCCTGGATCAGGGCCAACAGGGAGAAGGGCAGGGGCTCGTCGTGCACGATATCCAGCTGGCCGGTGCCCCAGCGGCTGCGCGGGCTCACGGCATAGTCGCCGCTGAACAGCGGCACGGGGGCGCCCAGGGCATCCACCTGGCGGCGGTAGGCCAGGGCTTCGAAGTCCATGCCCAGGCCCGCCACGCTGCCGCCGCCGCTGTGCAGCAGGCGCAGCGTGGCGCGCGGCGTGCGCTTCTTGCTGCCCTGGCTGGTGGTGCCGCCGGGCTTGGCCACTTCCGGTTCCAGGGTCAGCACGCGGGCGCGATACGGCAGGCCCACGTGCACGGTGCTGGCGGCCGGGCCGGTGATCGCCACGCTGCCGCTGGCCACCACCTGGCTTTGCCGCACGCTGCCATCGGCGACGATGGCCACGGTTTCGCCTTCCAGGTGATCCAGGCCGGCCACGGTGTTGATGGCGGTGGCGCTGTCCAGCGTCAGCCCGGCATCCACCAGGAAGGCGTCGGTGGCGTCCTCCACTTCGCCGTCGAAGGGGTCGCGCAGCCATTCCATATACCGCACCGTGGCGCCGCCGATGGTGCGCGCCATGGCCAGGTAGAGGTCGCTGCTGGTGCCATCGGGATCGGGCACTGATGCGATGCTTTCCACCGTGGCGCCCGGGAATGCCAGCAGGGTCCAGGCGCGCATCTTCTGGTCGGCGTCCAGCGTCAGCGCCGCCACCTTGCCATCGGGGCGCAGGCCGTAGAACGTGCCGCCCGGCAGGTCGGCATAGGCGGTTTCCAGGAAGCCGCCGCCGGTGATCTGCGCCGCCAGCGCCGTGAGGTCGGGGCTAATGTAGCGGTCCAGCTGGAAGTCGTACTCGAGCTGGCGCAGTTTCTTGCCGCCGCGCTGGGGGAACAGCACCAAGCCGGACACGCGGGTGGGCGTGGCGCCGGAGTGGCTGCCGCGATCGCCCTGGGGATCGGCGCCGATGTTGCCGGGGGCCAGGGCGCCGTTGCGGTTCACGGGGGCAATGAGGAATTCGCCGCTGGCGGTGCCGGCCAGCAGGCCGCGCGGGGCGGGCACCAGCCAGCGCGCGGAGTTCACCTGGTCGGTGTCGATGCTGTAGGCGATGGCGTTGGTATCGAGCACGCTGCCGTCGGGCTCGGTGGGCGACATGCTTTCGAAGTCGCCGGTTTCGCTGGCCCATAGGGTCTGCGGCTTGGTGGTGGTGCCGAACAGCCAAAGCCTGCCCTTGTAGAATGTGCCGGCGATCGGCCAGCCGCGCGCATCGCTGAATTCGCCCATGCGCCAGCGCAGGCTGGCGCTGGTGGCGGCGAAGGGCCCGCGCGGGTGAATGGTCACGTCCACCACGGTGGAGCTGGTGAAGCCGGTGATGGTCGCCCAGCCCCATACATGCCGGCCGGGCCCGAGGTATTTCAGCACCGCGGTGCCGTCCAGCACGGTGGGGCCCACTTCGTTCGGCACGTTGAGGTCGTAGTCCGGCGTGGTGCCGGCCATGCTGGCCGCCGCGGTGGCGCCCGCCTTGGTGACGCGGTAGAGGCGCGGCACCTGGTTGTATTCGGCGATCAGCAGCTGGCCGGCGGTGTAGGCGGTGCTGGCGGCGCGGGTGGTGTTACACTTGTGCAGGATGCCGATCAGCCGGCCCACGTCGTCGGCCGTGAACAGGGCCGCGCTGGCGGTGACGGTGGCGGCACCGGAGGCATGCGCCACGCTGGGCGTGAGGGTGATGGATGTATCGGCCATCAGGGACCGGCCCCGCCGCCTTCGGCGCCCGCGTAGGGGTCGGGCCCGTCGCCGTAGCCGCTGCCGGTCGGCGCCGGTTCCTCCGTGCCGCTTTCGGTGCCGGAGCTGCTGCTGCTGGGCGCGGCGGCTCCCACGTCGCCGGTGTTCTCGGCATCGAACGGCCCGTTTTCGAAGGCAACGGGGGTGAGCGCGAACACGCCGGCGGCGCTGCGGGTGATCTTCCGCGTTTGGTAGCTGCCGTGGAACACATAGGCCACATCAGCCGATTGGGTGAATTTCAGGTCGCGCAGGTCGGCCAGCACGTAGGGGGTGGTGACTTCCTGCGGCACGCCGGCGGCCAGCACCTGGGCATGGTTGCGCCACACGCGGAAATAGAGGTCGCCGAATTCCAGCACGTAGGCCACCACGTTGCTGACGATGAATGGCACCAGGCGCGCGCGATCGGCCTTGATGCCGCCGGCGTAGTAGGTGCCGGAGCGCTTCGTCACGCCGCCTTCGGGCAGCACCAGCACGTTGGTCAGTTCCTCCGCGCCGGCCTGGTATTGCTGCAGGTCCACACGGCCGCGCAGGCGGCGGGAGAGGATGCCGGCGGCGAAGCTCGTCTGGATGGTGGTTGAAGCTGCCATCAGTAGCGCCTCGCGCTTCGCTGCCGGCGCGCCATCAGGCCCTCGCGTTGATGAAGGCGTCGGCCGGGGCGTATTGCGGCTTGGGCGTGCCTTCGGCGGCGTCCACCTGGCGGGCCAGGCGGCGGGCGGTTTCCAGCTCGTTGGCGATGCGGGCCGCCTGTTCCTTGCTGGCGCTGAGCGGGATGCACAGGCGTTCGGCCAGCATCGCGGCCACCAGGCGGATGAACAGCGGGGCCCAGGCGCCGGGCTCCTGGTGGCGCCGGATGTATTGGATGTTCAGCGGCGCATCCATGTTGCACAGGAGCAGGTCGCCTTCGCGCTCCCACGGTTCGTGGGGATCGTCGCTCTCGATCGCCAGCACGCGCAGGCAATCCGCCGGCACCTGGAATTGCGCGGTCCATTCGAAGGCGGGCGCGGTGGGGCTGGCGGCCAGGCTGGCGCGGCGCTTGGCGAAATTCCAGGGATGCAGCGCCAGCGCTTCGTCGCGCACCTGCGGCATGAATTCGCCGCACAAGCTGGCTTCCTTGCTGGTGTCCGTGTCCAGGCTGACGATCCGTTCGTCACCCACCATGGCCAGCGCCAGATTGGCGATTTCTGTCAGGCTGAGCACTGTGTCTGCCTCCGGCGGCTGCCTCGCGGGGCTGCGCCCCTGCCGGCATCAGATGGGGTAGGCGCCGCCCGCGGGTCCCCGCTAGGTCGCGGGCGGCCGACGCAGGGGAAGGAGGAACTTTCCCCTACGGCGTGGTGTAGCGAATGCGGAAGCTGAGCGTGCCGGCGGCGGCGGCGGCGGCGGTCAGTGTCAGCGCGATATCGTACATGCGCTGGCTGTCGGTGGTGAGCCCGGCATCCTCAAACACGCGCTTTTCGATGTTCGCGATGTCCTTCGCCTCGAACTGCACGTTGATGCCGGTGGTGTTGGCGCTGGCGATGCTCTGCGCGGTGGCATAGCAGCCCACGGCCACCACGGCACCGCCGTTGTCGGTGGTCTGATACAGCCCCACGTCGCCGGCGGCGCTGGTGATGGCATCGCAGAACAGCGTGATCTCGTCGATGATCGCGCCGCTGGGCACCTGCGCCATGCGGAAGATGCTGGCGATGCTGTCGCCGTTGGCGAGTTCGAAGGTGCCACGCACCACCGACTGGTTGCCGCCGGAGATATGCGGCGGGTTGTTGATGCGGGGCGAGCTGTCGCGGTTGGTAAGCGCGGTGCTCTTGCGGTCCACAACGGCCATTTGGGCCTCCTGGAAATGCCGGTGCGAAGCGGCGCAGCGGCGGAAAGGTAAAAGGGGCCTGCATCACGCAGGCCCCTGGGGTCAGGCGCCGATCAGGCGCAGATGATTTCCACCACGCGGTTCTCTTCCAGCCGCGCCGCGCCGAAATTGTCCTCGGCGAACACCTGGGTGGTGTAGGAAAGATCCGGGCGCTCGCCGACCGTCAGCTTGCGGTCGCTCGCCTCGCCGATGCCCAGCGCCATGCCGGACTTCTGCCAGACCGGGATGCGATACTGGCTGGAGCCGTTCAGCGGCAGGTTCTCGTAGCGGATGAACTGGAAGCCCAGGAAGCGGTCGATCTTGCCTTCCTTCAGCGCCATCAGATCGCCGGCGAAGTCGCGGCTGGTGGCCTCCGTGGTGGACAGCAGCTCGCCCCATTGCTTCTTCGTCACGGCGCAGAACGCTTCCGGCAGGTTCTGGTCGTCCATCTCGTCCACCGCCTCGTAGCCGAACAGCAGCGTGCGCGCCGCGATCAGCTTGGAGATGGTCATTCCGGCGTTGCCTAACCCCGCGCCATAGGTCCAGTCGTTCACCGCCACCTGGTTGGCGGTGGGAAAGGTCACGCTGGTGCTGCCGTCCTCGCCCGTGCTGGCGCTGGCGAAGAACGCGGCGGCGACCGCGGCATCCTTGGCGCGGTTCATGGCCGCCACGCCGGCCATCACGTAGTTGCTGGTGGGATCGACCAGCATGCGCACCTTGTCGGGCTGGTCGATCAGGTCGGCCCACTGGTAGGTGTCCAGGTTGATCCAGCGCCGGCGATGCGGCAGCGGGGTGTAGGGCGTGCGGCCGTGGCGCTCGGTCTTCTTCACGGCCTCGCTCTGGCCGATCTGGTCCACGCTGGCGCGCTTGCCGGTGATGGGCACGACGGTGACGGCGCGTTCAAAGCGGCTGGGCCGCTGCTGGGCCAGCATCATGAAGTTGCTGGCATACTGCTGAACGAAGCTGGTGGTGATTTCGAGTGACATGCTGGGGAACCCCCGATCATGCGTTGAGCACAATCGGCTAAGCTCCCCGGCAATTTCGTGCTGGCTGGTGGGGGCGGTCAGACGGACGCTTGCGCGCTCCCCGCCGATTTCGGCCCGTCAACGCCGCAGGTCAGCCGGACCCGCGCCTTGCCCCCTTTTCAGCGGGGCCTTCTCTGGCCGGGCCGGCCGGACGCCCCACGGTTCAAGGTGGCGCGCTCCCCGGCTCCCGGCTGGTGAGTGCAATCGTTGCCACACTAGCCGGTCTGCACGCAAGGGGATTGTTTGCGCCTCGCGCCCTACGGGCTGCCGGCGACTATGCCGCCTTGTTCGGGTGCGCCCAGGCGTGCAGCTGGGTCCAGCGCTCCATGTGCTTGGCGCGGTTGGGGTGCCGGGGGTTCATGAATTCCTTGGTGAACTCGGCATCGCCCTGCAGGCGCTGGATTTCCGCCTGCGCCTCCGCCGGGGTCAGCACGCGGTTGCCGGGGGTGCCGCCGGTGCCGCTGCCGCCGCGCAGGTCGCCGGGCTCGGCCAGGCGCTTGCCGACTTCGGCGAAGGCCTTCACCAGCTTGGGGTGCGCGCCCATCATGGAACCGTCTGGCATGCGGGTGTTGGCCAACAGCTCGGCCAGCTCCCTGCCGCCGATTTCGATCACGGCGCGGTTGGCGGCGTGCAAGGTGTCGTCGTAGGCATCGCCCCATTCGGCCTTCAGGTCGCGCGCCACGGCAGCGGCAACTTCCACCGCGCGGGCGTCCTGCTGCTCGCGCGCCTGCGTCACCTGGGTGCCATAGAGCTCCATGACGCCGGCGGCCTGCTTCGCGGACAAGCCCAGCTTGTGGAAGGCCTCGCGGGCGGCCGGTTCCACGCCTTCCAGCATGCCTTCGGGCAGGCCGCTGAACTGGTAGCCGTCCGGCTTTTCCGGGCGGCCCAGCTGGGCGTAGATATCGCCCCATTCCGGCGCGGCCTCGTCGGCCGGCAGGCGCAGCACCTTGCCCTTGTCCAGGCCCACCATGCGCGCGGCGTTGTCGTAGCTCTTGGCCAAGACCTCGATGGTGGGAATGTCCTTGAACGCCGGGTTGGCGCGGTAGGCCTCGGGCAGCCAGTCGCGCGGGTCGGCGCCACCAGGCGGCGCTGCGGCGCCGCCGGCATTGTCTGCGTCTCGCGCGCCCGCGGCGCTGCCGGCGTCGGTAGGCGGGGCGCCCGCGTTCAGCAGGCTGGTGGGGGCGGCCGGCGGCGCAGCTCCGCCGGCGTTGGGGTCAGCACCGTTCATGCCATAGCTCCTTGCAGCGCCTTCCGTGCCACCGCTTCGCCGGCTGTGGTCAGCCACCACCAGGAGCTTTCCGGGGTGTTTCCGCTGCCGCGTTCGTCACGGCTGCCGGCGCCATTGACCCATCCGTTGTAGTAGAACTCTTGCATCTTGTTGGCGCTCGTTTTCAGGGCGGCGCGGTTCAGCATGTTGCAGCCGCCGCACGGCTGCACCGCATCAAGCAACGCCTGCAGGATCTGCCTTTCGCGTTGGGTGTAGCGTTCGTAGCCCTCGTTTGGGACATGCGACATGCCCCAATTTCGCGCCTTTCTTGGAACGAAATTGTCAGTTTCCGGCATCGTCTAATCCTCCTTGGCAGTCTCGGGGGTCTGTGTCTGCGCCTCGCGCGCCTCCGGCGCTGCTGGCGAAGGCGCATCGGCTGGCTTGGGCGCCGCCTTGCGCTTGGGGCGGGCGGCCTCGGCGGCGTCCAGCACGCGCTGGGCCAGCTGCTCATTGCTGATGGCGCGGTCGAAACGGTCGTACGCCAGCACGGTGGCGACGTTCTGCACGATGGACATGGCTACTCCTTGGGGTCGGACGGAAGCAGGCTTTCGGTGTCGCCAGACAGGATCATGGCGTTCACCTGGCCGGGGTCGGCGTTCAGCATTTCCACGATTTCCAGCGCGAGCTGGCGCCGGCCCTCGTCGTAGTAGGTTTGCAACGGGTCGGTGGTGCTGAGGCGCTGCATGACCTTGCCGCGGCGCAGCAGGTCGGCCAGCACTTCCTGGCCGTCGCGGGTGGCGAAGGTGCGGCGATAGGCCAGGGCCAGCGCCTGGCGCTCACGCCGCAGGCGGGCTTCCTCGGCCTCTAGCGGCTCGGGCTGGCGATCGCGGCGGCGGAACCAGAGGCGGGCCATTATCGGCGTGCCGTTCTGCTGCGGAGCCACCAGCGGTGCACTGTCTTCGCCGGGGTAGCGCGGCCTTTGATCGCGATGACACAGGCCAGCGCTCCGGTGCAGTGGTCAAGCGCACCGCGCAGCCCGTTGCACCAGGCGCACATGGGTCGAAGGTTATGCGGCTCGGTGGCGCCGCCGCGCTCGCGCGGCAGGATATGATCCACGGTGAGTAAGGTGGAAGCACGCTCGGGCGGGGGTGGCGTATGGCTCCACATTTCCACGTCGCAACTTGGGCAGCGCATCGGCAGGCCATCCGCCGCCCTCAGGAAGTGGCGGCGGGCCTTGGTCTGGGTTGTCACCATCAGTCCACCAGCCCCCCGAACCTGTCGCTGCCATCCAGCACGTGATCCAGCGGCACCAGCACGCAGCGGCTGAGCACGCCGCCGAACCGCATTTCCTTGCTGCGCAGCGCATCCGGCGCGGTTTCCAGCGCCGCCTTCCAGCCGCCGCTGGTGCCGCTGGCCGCCGCGTAGTGGCTGCCGCGGAACACGCTGCTGTTCAGCGCCTGGTGGCCGTTGGCCACGGCGAGCCAGCCGATCGCGCGCCCGCCGTTGTTGGTGGCGGGCGGGTAGGTGGCGGGGTCGGTCTTGTGGCGGCGCAGCGGCAGCACCGTCTGCTGCTTCTGGCCTTCCTCGGGCTCGGGATACTGCAGCACCACGCGCAGGCCATACTGCGCCAGGATGCGGTTGGCGGCCATGCGCTCGTCGGCCAGAACTTCCTTCACCGCGCCGGTTTCGGGATCCGTCCAGATGGGCGCGAAGGCGGCGGTGGCGATCAGGTGGCCGATGTTCTCCTGCCCGCCGCGGCGGCCCTGCACGTTGGTGCTGGTGATCCGTTCAAGGCAGCGCTGCCATTCCATCAGTTCTTCGGCGCGGTCGCTGGCGGTGCCCTCGGCCAGCTTCATGGCGAGGTCCTGCAGCTCGTCGGCGGTGGCGGGCTCGTCGTGCAGCGCGATATCGGCGGCGGCCAGCAAAATGCCGAACTGCTCGGGGGCGCGGTCGCGCAGGCCAGCTTCCTTCAGCGCGTGCTGCCAGCGCGGCAGCTCGTCGTTGAAGCGGTGCCAGCCGTCCATCATGCGGCGGAACAGGCGGCGGCCCAGCAGGGCCAACTCGCTGGGCTTCAACACCAGCGGCGGGGTGGCGGGATCCAGCGGCTTCAGGTTCAGCAGCATCAGGCGGCTGAGATCCTGCGCCTTCAGCGCCGGGCGCAGGATGGAGTTCATCAGCCCCATGAAGCGCACGGTGAAGGTGGCGCTGCCGTGGTCGGCGGTGCCGCGCAGCATCATGCTGCCGGTGCTGGCGGCGCGCAGCAGCTGCACCAGGGATTTCACGCGCTCGGGCGTTTCCTCCGCCTCCGCGTCATCGAACAGCACCGGCAGGCAATTGTGCTGCAGCACCGCGCGCACGCCGGCGGCGGTGGCATCGCCGGTGCGCACGCAGCCGGCGGGTTCGTGCAGCAGCATGCCCATGGCGCGGAACAGGGAGGATTTGCCGGCGGCGCGCGGGCCCGTCACCCAGCCGTGCGGGCGCCAATCGAGCGCGCCGGCGTAGAAGCTGGCGACGATCCAGCCCAGCATCAGCCGCTTGTCCAGCTCCGGCCGTTCCCAATTCCAGCGGCCCAGCAGGTCGAACAGCTCGCCGGCCGGGCCGCCGGCGCCGCCGCCCTGGTATTGCTCGGCCGGGCGCGGGCGCGGGGCGGCGGTGGGATACACGAAATCGCCGATGCGGCCGGGCTTCATGGCGGTGTGGCCCACCAGGATCACGTCGCCGAAATGCTGCACCAGGTCATCATCGGCGCCGCGATGGGTGCCGGTGCCGCGCACGCGGCCCAGGGGGTTGAACACGCCTTCCGCGGCGCAGGCGTTCATCAGGTCGCGCGCCACGGCATCGGGCTTGAAGTCCACCACGATTTCGGCATCGCCGCGGGCCTTGATGGTCTTGGCCCATTCCGGCTTTTTCTCCGCGGCCTTCAGCAGCCACTCGCCCCGCGGGGCGAACAGGCCATGCAGGGTGAGCTTGGAGAGCTTCGCCTGCGGCACGGCGCGCACCTGGCCTACCACGTCCAGGAAGAACAGCGTGCCATCGTTGGTGCCCAGGGCCGTCACGGGGCAATCGTCGGGCACGAAATCCTCGCCACCGCGGCGCGGGCGGCGCGGCTCGGCCTCCTGCAGGCGGGTGCGCAGGGGCGAGACGTTGGAGGCTGGGGTTTCGCTCATCCGGCGTTCCTCGCGTGCTGGGTCGCTTGGGCGGATGCGCCGGCAGCGGAGCGCGAGGCGCCACTGAGGGTCGCCATGCGCCAGTCGTTGAAGTCCTTGAAACCCTCGGGCGGGCGGGCCTCGCGCACGTCGCGGCCTTCGCGCGTGTAGCGTTCCACGGCCGCTTCCACGGCGTGCGCGCTGGCGGGGTTCTCGCCGTCGCGGTCCAGGCACAGCACCACGGTGCCGATGCTGGCCGGCAGGTCCAGGTTGCCCAGGTTGCCCACGTTGATGGCCGCCAGCACGCGCCAGCCCGGCATTTCGGTGGCGATGGTCAACCCGTCCTCGATGCCTTCGCAGATGGCCACCACATCGCCTTCGGGTGCCTTGGCCAGCGGCAGGCCGGACGCGCCGCGCGCCAGCGGGATGTAGCCGCCCTGCTGCCGGCCCAGCACCTTCTTGGCCTTCGTGATGGGCGCCTTGCGCCACACGCCGGATGCATCCCGCTCAATCCAGGTGCGGTGCACGCCGATCATGTCGGCGCCGCGCATGATGCACGCCACCATGGCGGGGGCGACACGGTTGCGCTCGGGGCACAGGCATTCGGGGTCGTAGCGCAGCGCGCTGGGCAGGTGGGCGAGGTCGGCACGGCGGATGCCGCGGCCGGCCAGGTAGTGCTCCACCGGCGAGGTCGGCCAGGGCAGGGCGTTCAGGAAGATCTTGTGCGCCAGCTTGGAGCGCTGCGCCTGCACGTGCTGGGGGTCCACGCGCGGGCGCGGCGGGGGCGGCGCCACTTCGCGCACGCGCTCGTCGGACAGGCCCAGCCAGGTGCGGGCCCAGCGCAGCGCTTCCGGCACGTCGCCGCCGGTGCGGGTGGCGGCGATCAGGTCCAGCGCATCGCCCTTGTCGCGGCCCAGCACGCCGCCGCCGGCCGCGCCCTGGAAGTTCATCCACACGCCTTGCTTGCCGCCGCTGAGGCAGACCGACACGCCATGGCCGGGCGAGCCCTGCAGGTCGCCGGCCACCCATTCGCGGCCTTCCATCTTGCCGCCCGGCAGCAGGTCACGCGCCAGCTGGTCGATGCGCGCGGTGAGCATGCCCTTGATCTGGTCGAGCGTGTAGAGGTGCTGGCGGGTCATAGGGACAAAAGGTTCCGCTGCGCCGGCTCGCGCTTCGGCCTTGGTGGTTGCGGCGCGAAATCTGGCGTGAAGAAACCGAGCTGGCCGCGGCACGGCCGGAACGGCAGCGGGCGAGCGTTGCGGATGACAAAGCCGAACGGCCCGAAGAACCAAGGCGATGGGCTGCTGGTGACGCAATCGACAATTTCCGCAATGCCGATGATGCCGCCTGTGTCGAAAGTATCCGGCTGCTGAATGTCGGGCCAATCCCAAAGCAGCGAGGGGCCTTCGTCCAGATAATCAGGATCGAAGCGTTTTCCTGCATGGATCAGCACTTCACCACGGTAGAACGTGGACCATCCCCTGTTCTCGATATCCTTGTGCCCGGCTGCAATCAGCCAAGCCCATGGTTGCATGATGCTTAGAGCTTTCACGCCGGCTGGCCTCCGCCCTGGATGCCGGCCAGGGTGGCCAGGGCGGCGGCGCCGTCCTTTGCCGCACCGGCGCCGGATTTCAGCAGCTCCGCCTGCGCCAGCTGCTGCTGCTGCTGCGCCTCGGCGTTGGCCTTCTCCGCCAGTTCCTCCGGCGTGCGCAGCAGGGCCACGGGAAGGCCGGTGCGGTCGGCCAGGAAATCGGCCGTGCGCGCCGGGTGGATCACGTTGGCCGTGGTGGGGTCGATCTGCATCAGCGGCTGCATGGCGGCGAAGAACCGCATCACGGTTTCCGCGTCGGCCTGGCGCTGGGCGCGGCTGAGCGGGCCCAGGTATTCCACCCACCAGCCGCCGCCCCGCTGCAGGGCGGCCGGCAGCGGCGGGAAAAAGCCGTTGCGCAGCAGGATCGCGAAGGTGCGGGCCAGCAGCGGCGCCAGCAGCTCCGCCTCCTGCCGTTCCGTCATCGGGCCCAGCAGGCGCAGCAGCTCGTCGCGGCGCTGCAGCACTTCGGTGGCCGTCATGTTGGGCTGCTGCGGCAGGCGCAGCCAGGTGACGTAGAAGATGGCGCTGATGCGCTCCTGCACCTGCTCAATCTTCTTCTCGGCGAGGTCCGGCCGCGCGCCGGTCTGGATCGGGCCGATGCGGTCCACGTGCCGCGTGTCGCCGCGCAGGTAGTTGAACGCCCCGGGGTTGAAGTTGGGCGCGTTCAGAAAGCCGTCATCCGGCAGCATCAGCGGCGGGTCCACCACCTTGGCCAGGCCGCGCAGGTTGAGGCGCTCGATCTCGTTCAGCATCTTCACGTCGGCCAGCGCGTTCACGCCGGGGCCGGCGCCGTAGGTTTCGCCGCTGCGCAGGGTCCAGCGGCCCACGGCGAAGGGGAATTCCTGGTAGCGGCCGTGCTCGAGGTACTGCTGCTGGTGGCACCACATCGTATCGAAGCCGCCTCGCGCTGCGCTGCCGGCGGGTTGCGTGGCATGGGTGATGGTCACGGGCTCGTCGGGGTGGCTGTTGCCCTTGCGGCGCAGCTGCTCGGGCGTGGTATCGGGCCAGAGGCGCAGCACTTCGCGCAGCGGCAGCTGGTATTCGCGATACAGGGTATCCACCTGGCGGTCGGCGTTCTCGGCGAAGTAGCATTCCGCCAGCGGGATGGACTGGAAGCGCGCGCCGCGGCGGCCCTTGTCGGCAATGAAGATCACGCCGGCGCCGGGGCCGGAGAGTTCCAGGAAGGTTTCGTGCAGCGCCACGCCGGCGCCGGTGGCAGCGCTCTTGATGTGCGCATCCATGATATCGGTGGCGGCCTCGAACCAGGCGACGGTGGCGCGGTCGCGCGCCAGCTCGGGCGCCGGCTGCAGCTTGAACCAACGCAGCGCCGGCGAGGTCAGCATGCCGTGCAGCCCGCCGGCGAGCTGTTCCAGCGCCAGCACCGGGTGGGTGTTGAAGATCTTGCCGCCGCGCTTCTGCCCGGGCGTGGGCGTGGTGGTGTAGGCGCGGCTGGGGATCATGTAGTCCGCGATTTCCTGCCACACGCTATCGTGGTTGGAGCGCTTGGCCTTCAGCTCCTGCAGGCGCTGATGCGCGGCCTTGGGGTCAATGGCCATGGGCGGCCTCCGGCGCTGCAATGAACATGTCCGCCTGTCGCTGCGCCTGCTCAATGCGCTTGCAGGCCAGGTCGAAGAACCGCGGTTCCACCTCGATGCCGATGAAGCGCCGGCCGGCGCGCACACAGCCCACGCCGGTGGTGCCACTGCCCATGAAGGGGTCGAGCACCACCTCGCCCGCGTCGGTGGCTCGATCCACCAGCCAGTCGAAATGCACCTGCGCGCGCGACATGGGGTGTCCGTTGGCGGGGCGCTGCTGAGGCTGTGCCGCGGGCGCGCGGCCGGGCACCAAATGGCGTCCAGGGCCGGATTTGGTGGGTGCGCCGAACCAATAGGCCAGCTCGTCGCCTCCGAGCACGCGGCCAAGATAGGCCGGCATGACGTAGGGGAGCAGGATGGAGCGGAAGAATGGGTGCCAGCGGTAGGCCGCAAGAAAACGAGGATCGCTGTCGCAGCGCATCACGATGACAGCGCGCTGGTGCACCGGGAGGCGCATGCAGGCGGTTTCGAAGAGCCCATGCGGGTTGTCGCTGCCCGCGACCGAATTCGGCGGACAGTTGGGCCAAACGGGATCGGTAACGATCACGTCGGCTTTCAGCTCCTGCATGACCTCGCGACAATCGGCGAGGATCAGCGTTGCCGCGCCAAGCTGTTCCATGCGCATCAGGTGTGCGCCTTCCCGATCTGGTGCTGCAGCACGGCCTCGCGGTTCGCCCGGATGGCGGCAATGGCCACTTCGCGCGCGGCCTCGTCGGTGAGGCGCGCCACCTGCATCGTTTCCAATGCGGCGGCGATCGCGCGAGCGGTTGGCTCAATCATGTAGGCCGGCGGTTCCCAGCTCATGCTTCTGGCTCGCCGGTGGTGGCCAGCACGCGCAAGGTGCCGTGCTCGTCATCGTCAAGGACTTGCGTTTGCGCCGGCGCGGGCTGGCGCTTCTTCAGCTGTTCCAGCTCGCGCTGGCGGCGGATGGCGGCGTTCTCCTGGTAGCTCTGGGCCATGCACGCCGCGGCCAGCAGGGCGCAGAGGTCGCTCTTGCCGGTGCTGCCCACGCGCACGTTGCCCAGCGCATCGCAGTAGGGATCGCGGCCAGGGCTGGCGTCCAGGATGTAGCCCCAGCCCTGCGGCAGCACGCTGCGGGCGGCGGCGAAGTCCTGCATGTAGCGGGTGCGCGGGTTGGCGTTCAGCTTCTGCGCCACCGCTTCCTGCAGGGTGATGCTGGGGGCCTCGGCCTGGGCGATGGCCAGGCCCAGCTCATGCCAGGTGATGCTCATTCGGACACTCCCAACAGGGTGCGGCGCTGGTCGGGCGCGGCGGTGTAGCTGCCGGGCGGGCCCAGCAGCGTGGCGGAACGGCCCCGCAGGCCGGCGATGCGCGCGCGCTCGCCCGCCATGGTGGCGGCGACGTCGTCGCGCACCGGGGCCGGCGGCGGGATGATCGGGGCTTGCGGGGGCGGCGCCTTGGGCCCGCCGCCGAACAGGGCGGTCATCAGAGGGCGCCCGCGCCGGCAGCGGCAAAGCCGCGCGAGGCGCAAGACAGGGATTGCGCACCCATGGCCTATTCCTCGCGGGTGATGGTGATGGTGGGGCCGGCCACTTCGCTGGTGACGGTGGCGGGAATGACGGTCAGCGAACCGGCCGCGCTGGCGGTGACATTGAAGCGCCGGCTGTTCTTGGCGCTGCCCCGGATCTGGATGGCGCAGCCCACCGGGAACAGCGCCAGGCCGTTGCCGCTGTCGGCGATGGTGCCGGGGTTGGTGAAGCTTATGCCGGTTCCGGTCACGACGCCGCCGGCGCCATCCTTGCGCTGGAATTTGCCCTGCGGCCGGCGGGTGCCGTTGATGCTGGCGGAACGGTCGTTGCGCTGGCTCTTGCGGGTGGACATGAGGGTGCTCCTGCGCCTGCCGGCGCGCTAGTTCGCGAAAAAGTCGGTGAGGAACAGCGGCTGGCCGATGAAGCGCATGTGCTGCAGGCTCACGCGCATTTCCATGTGCGTGGCCCAGGCCGGCGGGCGGCCGTTGCCGTAGCGCTCCCCCATCGGGTCGGCCGGCGCATAGGCGCCGGTGTACCAGCTCGCCATCTGCTGGCGCGTCCAGCCCGCCATGGCCGCGAAGGGCACGTTGAAGTCCACTTCGCCGGTGAAGGCCTCCTGCCCGACCATGGGCCGGCCGGCGCCGTCGAAGCCGATCAGGGCTGTCCAGAACCGGCGGTTGAACACGCGCACGTTGGTCTGGCTGTAGGTGAGCGTGACACCCGCGCCGCCGCCGGTGGCGGTGCTGGTGGCCGCCGCGCCCGCGCGCACGGTGTAGGTGGTGCCGCCGGTGCGGGAGACGATGGTGCGGGTGCCGTTGATGCTGCCGGCCGCGATGCCGCCCACGCCGGCCGCGCCGCTGATGGTCACGGTCCAGTCGGTTTGCGGGCCCTCGCCGCCGGTGAACTGGCGCGCGGCGTCGGTGATGGTGATGAGGTCGCTGCCGGCCTCGGTGGTGATGCTGCCGGCCACCACGTAGGGGCCGTAGGACAGCGGCGCCACGGTGGTGCGCTGGCTCCACCAGAATTCATCGTAGCTCGGGCAGTTGGGGGTGATCGGGTAGAACACGCTGAAATCGACGGCGCCGGTGCCGCCGGCCGTGGCGGTGATCTTGATGCTGCCGGCGCCGGCGCTGTGGCCCACGCCGGTGTCGGTCACGGCGCTGGCGAAGCCGGGCGAATTCAGCCGCGCCATCGGCATGCCGTCGGTGTAGAGCCCGCACATGATCCCGATGAGGTCGGGCGGCTCGTAGCGGCTCATGTCGTCGGCCGTGACGGGGCCGCTGATGCGCCCGGCGCCGCCGAACTTGTCCATCTGGAAGTTGCGCAGGATCATGCCGGGCATCAGCGCGTTGCCCGGGCCCAGGTGGCCGCGCGGCCAGAGGATGCGGCCGGCGCCGGTGGCCAGGTCGCCGCTGGCGGTGGCCAGGTTGTAGCAGAACGGCGGCAGTTCCATCACGCTGGTGCTGTCGCGCACTTCGATCAGGTGCTGCGCGTCGGCCGGATCCACGCCGGCCAGCAGGATGGATTGCGTGGCGATGGAAACGCGCGCCTCGCCGCGCACCTGGAACGCCACGTCGCTGCTGGGCGGGTGGAATTCCATGTGCTCGCCGCTGAAGGTGAGCACCGCGCCGCGGTCGGCCTCCACGATCTTGTCGTTGTAGTCCAGGCTGATGCCGCTGCAGCTGAACTGTCCGCCGCCGTTCAGGTCGAAGCACAGGCCGCCGTTGTAGATGATGTGCCGGTGGATGCGGATGTTCTCGCCGGCATTGCGGCTGTTCGGCAGGAACTGGAAGGCGGGATCGCATTCGCCGGTGCGCCCGCCCACGATTTCGTTCAGATAAGCCTGGTCGCTGAACACGCGCCCACCGGTGAAGCCTACCACGTCCAGCCGGTCGGTGTTCAGCCGCGCATCGCCCGCGGTGAAGCTCTTGTTGAGGATGCCGCGCACGCCGGAGGCGCGGCCGGGGCCCAGGATCAGGCCGTTGCGCCACACGCACCCATCCACTTCCGGCAGGCCGTAGCTCGTCCCATCGGCCCACAAGGCGGCGTTGACGGCATAGGGCGTGATGGTGACGTTCTGCACCGTCCAGTTGGCGTTGAACGCCCAAAAGGACAGCCAGGTGTCGAAGCTCTCGCCCTCCGGCACTTCGAAGTCGAAGGCGAGGCGCTCGCTGGTGAAGGTGTATTTCACCGCGCCGTTGGCCAGCGGGTGATCCCAGGCATAGCCGCCATCGTTCACGCCGTTGGGGGTGAAGCCGAAGCTGATCTGGCGCGAGCCCAGACGGCCGGCGCTGGCGCCCTCGCTGCCGGCCAGCGTGGCGGCCACGGTCCATTTGCCGGGGGGCAGCACCAGGTGCTGGCCGAAGCCGCCGAAGCTGTAATTCGTGCTGGGGCTCCACGGGTCGGTGAAGCTGGCCACGCCGGCGCCGAACACGAAGGGCCCGGCCGGGGACAGCAGCGTGTTG